TTTTATATTTATATGGTAAAGATATGTAAATATAATGGAGAATAATTATAATGGAAAGCCCAGAGGCATCAACTGCTGGAGTTTTGATTGCTTGTGGAATTATTATTTTTTTAAGCAGTTGTGTAATAATAAGAGTATTACATGCCTTAGAAGAACTTGATAAAAAAGATTAATATGAAGGTGGAGAGTGTCAATGGCAGAAGAAATGGTAGAACCTAGAGATTGGCTAAAATCTTCACTAGCTTTGATATCAATGATAGGGTTTTTAGGTACTATCTATTTATTATCAGTGTATGAGATTAAAGAAAGTGCCCGTGATATTATTATGGTATTAACCGGAGTGATGGCAGGTATTGCTAAAGATGTGTATAGTTATTTCTTTGGCTCTAGTGCTAAAGGAAATAGCGGAGATTGAAATGAAACTAACTAATTTGATTAAAGAAGCAAAGAAAGATATAGATATTCATAGAGAGTATGAAGCTGGTGATGCCTTTGCAAATCCAAGAGAAAAGGGTAGGGTGTTCATCATTCTGTATCCATACCATGCAGCACAAGGTGTTAAGAAATGGACAGGTATAGAATTTGTTTTGGGTGATAGATATCCCTACATGGCCTCAGCAGATGTTACTACTGCTGGCGATGAGCAAGCCTTCAAGGGTTATAAGAAAATAAAACTTACTAGCAAAATGAAGAAGCAGATTCAACAGGTCTTGAAAGATCCCGAAGAGGTTGATAGAATAAATAATTCAGATACTAAACTTAGAGATGTTGAGAGAGCTATACGATGAAGTTGAATGAAGTTCTTTATGATGATAAGCAACGACTATTAGAGTTAGCTATCTTTATGTCTTTAAATCCTCACCAACTTAATGAAGCTGATGGTGACTGGCGAGGTAAGTTTAAACAGGCAGCGAAAAAGGCTGGTTTAAAGTTGGGTAGTGATCGTGGTTTATTGCAAACATTATCGCGGGTTAGCTCCCATATTAGTAAGGTTATTTATTATGCGATAAAAGCCAAGGGTGGCGATCCAGCGGCAAGAGGTGAGGTAAAAGAACTGTTAAAGAAGAAAGTAACTAAAGAAGAGTTAATTGACTTCTTCTTTAAATTAGATACTTTAACATTGAGTATTTTAACTGGACCTATAAATATTATAGACGCTCTTATGGGTTGGAATATTGTAGCTACCTTAAAGAGCAAAGGTAAAACATCCGATAGCCGCATTAAAGACGCTATTAATGATTTAAGTAGATCAATAGAAACTTTACCCGATAAGTTAAAAAGAAAAGTTTTAAACAACATAGCTAAAATAAAAAAGCTTACTAGCACATAAGAGAATATAAATGAAATTGAATGATATTGCAGAGGGACGCAATCCCAAAATTACGAGAAGAGAGATGGCAGAGATCAAACTCTTCACTGAAAAAAATGTTCCTAATGATAAGAAGAAGTGGGCAGCAAGCAAAGCCGCAGCTAAGAAAAAGTTTAAAGTTTACCCATCGGCATATGCTAACGCTTGGGCTTCTAAAAATTATAAATCCAAAGGTGGAACTTGGAGAACTAAATAATGAAACTTCAAGATGTTTTAACTGAAAAAACTGCCGTAAAAGGCGAGTTGGGTAAATGGTTTAAGGAAAAGTGGGTAGATATTAGCAGAGATAAAAAGGGTGGCGGTCATCCTTCTTGTGGTGCTTCGGCGGGTAGTAAGTCTCGTAAGGGTGGCCAAAGAGCTTATCCTAAATGCCGTAAGGCATCTGTAGCTGCTAATATGACCGATAAAGAAAAGAAAAATGCTGTATCTCGTAAACGTAAGAAGTATGGCGATAAGGGCGCGCCAGCTAAGAAACCTAAGATGACCGAAGCAGAATATCAAGGCCGTACAGTAAAGCTGAATAAACCCACCCGCGGCGACACTAAGAAGTCAAAGGTGTATGTTAATAGTGGTAAGAAAAATAAAGACGGCACTATAAAAGTTAAGAAGGTAGAGTTTGGTCACAAGGGTAAGGGTGGTGAAAAAACTATGAAGATAAAGAAGAGCAACCCTAAACGTAGAAAGTCTTTTAGGGCAAGACATAACTGTGATAGCCCTGGCCCTAAAACAAAGGCTCGCTATTGGAGTTGTAAAGCTTGGTAGAAAGGTTGATGTAAATTAAAGGTTCTCTCTGGATAATATTTATAGGAGAACTGTGGTGGAGAGGTATCCCCCGTGGGAAAAAATAGCATCACCAACTGATTTAAGAAAGAAATATGAGTCAGCTAGAAATGAAATAAATAATTATAAGAAATCGGCTCAAATAGCTAATGTTACGTCAAGAGAATTAGCCAAAGATAAGTACAAATATAAAAAGGAGGCTAAAGTAGCTAATAGGCACTTAGTTCAAGTAACAAAGAAACAAAAAGCTGCTGACGAGGCTAATAAATCTACAATGTGGTCAGGTGCTGCCGCAATTGCTGTGACCGTTTTGTATGAAACATGGAAAGTAGTTGGGTTTCCAGGTGGTCGGCAATGGATGGAATGGTGGAACCACGAAGCTGTTTATGGTATTATGATGTGGATGGCAACTATATTTTTTGCTCAGATGTATAAAATGACCAAAGGTCAGTAGTCTTTAAAGATTTGTAATGAACACAAAAAAAGTAAAAAAACATTACGATATCTTAAATAGTAGGACGGTAGAGGGTGCTGATGATTATATAGATGGAGAGTTTGGTCATCAAGTGCCTTTAGTGGTTAAGACAGCCTATACAGATGTAAAGAAAGAGCTTAGACGATTATATAGAGTAACTAAGGAAAATCAAGAAGGACTGGTAGTAAATCATAAGGCACCTAAAAAAGAAAGTAATGGTCATCATCCAGCTATAACTGGATTAAGTGTGGGTGGTGTTAAAGAATTGATTGATTGGGTTTTAGCTATAGCTACACAGGGTGATAAGTATGGTCAAGAATTTTTACAACTATCATTTGTTGATGGTGGTATTACAGCAATCATTGCTGGTGCAGCAGCGTGGCTAGCAAAGGGGAATAAGAAATGAAATTAATAGACCTTGTACAATTAACAGATATGATAAACGAAGGCGTATATGATCCTGGTATTTTTAAGGCTATATTCTTAGCCGGTGGCCCTGGCAGTGGTAAATCTTTTGTGGCTAATGAATTAGTAGGTATACCCAAAGGTGGTTTTAGCAAAATGGATATGTCTTTTGCACCTAGTGGAGTGAAGTTAGTAAACTCTGATCCGGAGTTTGAATACTTTTTAAAGAAGGTAGGAGTAGATCCAAAAGATTTAGGAAACTTAAGTGATGAAGAATTTAAACAGTTAACAGAGCCAGCAGATTCTCCAAGACAAAAAGCCAAAAGAGTAAAGGATACAAAAGAAAAGCTTTATACGGCAGGTAGGTTGGGGTTGCTAATTGATGGCACTGGTGATGATTATGGTAAGATAAAGAAGAAGAGAGAAGAATTAGTACGGTTAGGTTATGATACGTATATGATTTATATCAACACTAGCTTAGAGGTTGCTCAACAAAGAAATGCTCAACGGGATAGAAAATTACCTGAGAAAATGGTAGAAAAGATTTGGAAAGACGTACAAAAGAATCTTGGTAAGTTTCAAGGTTTGTTTAAAGGCAATTTCAAAATCATTGATAATTCTGATAAACGTGTTGCTAAAAGAGATCCTAAGGCCGGTGTTATTATTTTTCCTAAAGAATTTTATACTACTATTAATAAGTTTATTAAATCACCGATAAGAAGTACCTTAGCTAAACGGTGGATACAAAGACAACTGGAACTAAAGAAAAAAAGAGGTATGTAATGATAGTAACTGAAGCTGCTCAAGATAAGTGGCTCAACTTAATGGAAGATTTAAAGTTAGATGTAGACGATACTCATTTAAGGGTAGCCATTAAAGGTGGTGGATGTTCAGGGTTCTCTAAGGAGCTGGACTATTGTACTTCTGAAGATATTGATGAGTTAGATATAGTAACTGATCATGGAGATGTTAAGGCGGTTATAGATGCAAAAAGTATGCTTTATTTAGCAGATGCTACTATTGATTATGTTGATGGATTGATGGGTGCTGGATTTCATATAGAGATCCCTTCAGCAAAAAATACTTGTGGATGTGGTGACTCTTTTTCCATGTGAAGTTAAATGTCTTCGGATTTATGGTTATTTATTATTAGTGGAACCTTACTATTGGCAACATTAGTGGCAAAAATACTTACTGTGTCTTATCTAGTTGAATTAGGGAAAGAGATACATTTAATAGAACAAAAAAAATATAAAAAACTGAAAGAATTACATAGGGCAAAGAGTAAAAAAGATATAGCTAATGCAAATTTAATGGTAACAAAAAAAGAGAGAGATAAGTTAAAGAAGCGTATTCTGGGTATGGAAAGAGAAATGGAAAAAATTGCAAAGGACATAGAGAGGCGCGAAGAACGCCGAGCAACTAACAAAGTAGAGAAATAATGTCCTTAACAATAACAAACCCTGCAAAGTTGGAGTGTGATACATGCCACCAAAAAGTTGAAACATTACAGAGGGTGGTACTGCTTACACATTATAATGCTCTTAACAAACGTGCCTTATGGAATTGTAAAGAGTGTTATGATAAAAAAAATAGAGATAGAAAATGAGAACGATAAAAGATTGGACTTGTTTAATATTAACTGGCGGTCTTATGTCATTATTAATGGTAATAGTTGTTGGTGATTTTTATGTAGCCCTACAAGAACACCGGCCAGTTGATGAAAGTGTGGTCAATCTTTTACAAATGGCTGTAACTGGTGTAATTGGCATTATTGCTGGTTACTTAAGCGGCAAAGAGAAAACACAATGAAATTAAGCGAAGCTAATAGCAAACCTGTTAATGTTAATAAGACCCGTTCTATTGCAGGCCGCGTCATTAAAAACATTTGGGATGAATTGGATAAGATAGGGGCAACCAGCCCTTCTGATAGAAGACGTTATCTAGATGCCGTTCTTGTCTCCTTAGAACAGCGTGGTCATAAGATGGTTAATAGGGGCTTTAAGAAATGAAACTAAAATACATTCTCATAAGAGAGGGTATGTATACCACTACTCAATATTGGATACTACCAAGTGGTAAGGTAAAGAAGATGAGAAGTGGTCATCAAGAATATCTAGATGATGAAGGATTGTCTTATGAAACGGCGTTTGAGGGTGGGCATATTAGATTAGCTATCACTGATGACGATGGACACCCTTCTGCAGAATGGAGCAAAGAAGCATCACCAGCGGCTAAAAAAGCTTTAGGGAAAATAGTAAAAAAAACAGATAGTCTTTATTATGATAAAGTGGCGATGACATCTGGACACGGCTGGAGGCGTAAACAATATATAGACTCTGGCGACACAGACTATAAGGGGTTTATGAGATTAAGATGAACCACACAAAACAAGAGGGTAAGATAATGAAAAATACTAAATACATTATAGCAGTTGCGTTGACTTCTATTCTTGTTTTTGGGGCAGTGGCTCAAGAAGAGGCAAACCAACAAAATTATTATGGACAAATGGGTGGGCAGTCGGTAGAAAGATTAGCATCTCGTATGGAAAGATTTATGAAAATGCATGTGGAAGTAGTAAGAAACCAAATGCAATTAAATTCATTATTAGGGGAGCTAGCTGCAATGGAAATTAAAAATGCACAGAATGGTCGTTTTACCCACATCAGTGACAGCACTTATTTTGATACCCGAACTGCTGAAATATTCAAACGCCCGAAACCTTGATTAAAATGAAACTAATAGATGTAATAGAAGCTCATAAGTATTCCAAAGAAGATGGAAGGGATTATGATAGGAAGCTCTAATATAGTAAATCCAAAATTGGTTACAAAACAGGAATCAACAAGCGCAATAAAAATAAAAGCACGTACACCAATGGCTATGGAAATGATGTTGGATACGGCGGTCACTGCATTGGAGAGATTAAGCCCTCATTTAAAAATAAGGGATGATCGGGTAAATAAGAACAAATCTAGGAGAGATGAAGTGATTATCAACCGACCTATCCGAGCTATAACAGGTCTTGGGAAAATTAATGGCGCACCAGTAGAGGGTAAAGCCATTACTGACCCCAAATGGAAATCTGGTTCCATGATTAATGCGACAATGCAAACTAATACTCCTTTAGGTGGAATAGACGATACCAAGATGACTCAAGAGAGTATGACTAAGGCATTAGAATTTATAAAACAAGGACAAAAACTTGATGTAACAGCGTGAGTTAAGATATGGAAACTCCCTCTCTTATTAGAAATGCCGCACCAGAGGCTGGTGTTAATCTAATACACAAGTTTGCAGGAACAAGGCCACCTGTAGAACACGCTACGTTGGATGAGCTTAATAAAGTGCCTCCAATGAAGGGTTGGGGTAGTGAAGGATACAATATGTTAAAGCTAGACCCGACCGGCCGAGTTTTTGATAAACTTGCATAATCTTTTTTTTTATTTTTATAAGTGATATTTATTAAAGACATTCACGCGTTAAAGGTTTATGTAGAAACTTATAACGTATATGGAGAAAATATATGGATTTCGGACCTGTACTTGAAAACGTAGCTAGTGTGTTCGCACTACTCGTAACCCTTTCTGTCATTATTGAAAGAGGGTTAGCTACTCTTTTCGGTTGGAAGTATTATCAGAAACTCTTAGGTGGTAGGGGTTTAAAGGTACCTATCGCTGTTGGTGTTTCTTTCTTAATCGCCAATCAAGTGCCAGTGGACTTGGTAGCAATGCTGTTTAACGGAGAGACTTCGGTCTTGGGCCAAGTTCTTACTGCTGGATTACTGAGCGGTGGAAGTAAAAAGGTGGCGGAAACATTCGGTGACATAAAAACCGCCGTCACGGCTTAGTATAGCCACTTAAAAATATGTGGGCCACTTCTGGTTAGAAGTGGTCCATATAACTTATTATATAGGAATAAAATGAAATTACATAAAGTGCTTCTCGCAGAACAAGACATACATGACCTTATAAAAAGATACGCTATTTCTCTCAAGAAGAACAATCTTCTAAAACAAGAAAGATATAAGTCAATGATATGGATAAGGTTGGCTGATTTAGGATTTAACCGTCACCATATTACTAACATGACAAATGATTTAGAAGATATAAGTAGTGAAAAAGACATTGATAGTTTTATGTCTCGCTACAAATTGTGGGGTGATGATTATGCAGACAGTTTTAAAGCTACAGAGTCTAACATAACAGAGTCAGAGAGAGAAGAAGTTGATGGCGTAGAGGAAAATATTCATACTTTTGATTTGCTGTTGCAGATACCCTTTACTACTGAAAAGAATAAAGATCAAAAAATAAGAAAATTAAAGTTTGATTTTATGGTAATTGATATTAAGATTAATAGCCAGAAAGAATTGGAAGTTGATAAGGTTAATCCCGAAGCACAAGACAATCCTGTATTAGATTATGTGGTAAGAATGCAAATAGAAACAGAGATGACTCGTAGTCAGTTGGAGAACGAATTAGAACCAGATTATAAAATTCTGAAATTAAAGGAAGTATAACATGGCATTATCTGCAGCAAACGAACTAAAAATAGAAGGTGCTATTGGTTCCCATAATTTAATTCGTATTTCTTATTCTAAAAAAAGACAGCCTAACGATACAATTACTCAACGCATTTTAAGGGTAGTAGAGCCTTATGAAATATCAGCGGATGGTTATTTGTATGCGTGGGACACAACCAAAGGTAAGAGAATAAAAAGTTTTATCACAGATAACATTAACAGTGTTTTGGTGTTGAACACAAAGTTTGAAAATAGGTACCCCGATGAAGGAAAAGCGTTTCCTACATACGAAGCACAAAATCCACCCGATGCACGGAGAATGCGACCAGCTGTTAATACTACAGCATTTGTATAGAAAGGTTTTTAAATGGAGTTAAAAGATATTGGTATTGTTGTGTTAAGTCATGGTCGTACAGACAAGCTTGAAAAAAGTTTAAAGTCTTACGAACAACAAGGGTTAATAGATATGGTTGGTGATAACTTTATTTTCTTTAATGAAATAAGTAATGACGATATAAATTTAATTGGTAATTATGATAAGTTTGAATGGGGTGGTCATCAGCAGAATTTAGGTATTGGTTGGGGGATGGTAAAGGCTATAGCCGAATCCAATAGTGAATATATATTGTTTTTAGAAAATGATTTTGAATTAGTTGCAGAGAAAAACAATATTTATGAACAGTTAAGTTTAGGGTTAAGAAATATTAAGTGTGGTAAAGTAGATATAGTAAAGTATAGAAAATTAAATGACTATATTACCACATCAAATGAAGTAAAAAGATGGGTAAATGAAGTAGATTCTTTTGGCAACCCAACGGTTAATGGTAGTGCAGGTAGAGAGGGGTGTGATCCCAAAAATTGGTGGGTGGGATTTGCAGTAGAAGAAAAGTTTGGATATGAAAATTCAGACATCTGCCAAAAAGTAGATAAAGAGAATGAAGAGATTCTTTGGAGTATGAGTGCAAAATATTTTAATTGGTCAAACAATCCCTTCTTATGTAGAAAAGATTGGTTTTTAGATATAGCAAGGTCAAGAGATTTTGATGAGATGGAAAAAGTATCTAATTCAAGAAGTCCAGACTTTGAAGAACAGATGAATGGTTGGTGGCAAGAACAACCCTATTTTGGGGGTATTTTAACCGGTATTTTCGTGCATCAGCAGTGAAAGGGTAGGAATGGATAAGGATCAAGCAGAAGAGTATGTAAGGTGTAGAAAAGACCCTATTTACTTCATTAAAAAGTATGGGAAAATACGCCACCCAACTAAGGGATTACTTACTTTTGAACTATGGGATTTTCAAGAAGAAACTTTACAAAGTTTTCTTGACACATCTTACAATATTATTTTGAAAGCAAGGCAGTTAGGTATTTCTACCTTGTGTGCTGCTTATGCAGGTTGGATGGCTAATTTCTTTAAGAACAAGGAAATTTTTATTCTTGCTACCAAAAGAGATACAGCTACTAATCTAGTAGATAAGGTAAGAGTGTTTTTAGAAGAGATACCACCTTGGTTAAAGTCTGATGTGCTTATTGATAATCGTCAAAGTATGGAATTAGCGAATGGGTCAAAGATTAAAGCTGGTGCCACTGGCTCAAATGCAACAGACGCAGCTCGTTCCGAAGCTTTGAGTTTATTGATTATTGATGAAGCTGCCTTTATTAAAGCTATGGATGGAATTTGGACCGCTGCTCAACCTACACTCGCAACAGGTGGTGATTGTGTAGTGTTGTCTTCACCTAATGGTATTGGTAATTGGTTTCATAAACAATATATAGAGGCAGAAGCGGGCGTTAGTGAAAGAGTAGGTAATAAAAATATTTCTTTTAATCCAATTAACTTGCCATGGAATTTTCATCCGGATAGAGATGAAGAGTGGGGTAGAAACGAAAGAAAGAAAATAGGTGATCAAGCTTTTGCACAAGAACATGATTGTGACTTTCTTCAATCAGGTAATAATGTAGTTAGTTTAAAAGCCTTAAGTTGGTATGAAGAACATCCGAATGATGAGGAAGAAGCAGATAATGGCTTTAGACCTTATATGAGAGATCCCGAAGAAAAAACTTGGATTGATAAAAACCTATGGATATGGAAGTATCCGGATTACTCCAAACAATATATTCTATCTGCTGATGTTGCTAGAGGCGATGGTGATGACTTTTCAGCTTTTCATGTTATTGATGTTGAAAGTTATGAGCAAGTGGCAGAATATAAAGGTAAAGTTAATACAGATGTATATTCTCACCTTATTCATAATACAGCGGTTCAGTATAACAACGCATATATAATTGTTGAAAATGCTTCTATGGGTCATCATGTTGTAATGAAGTTAATAGAGATGGAGTATAGAAATCTTTATTGGACTATAAAAGATTTAACTCGTATCCATGAAAGCAATGCTGACCAGTTACATTATGACCCATATAATGTACCTAAGAATGCTGTTCCTGGCTTTACTATGAGTATGAAAAGTAGGCCATCTTGTGTTGCACGTATGGAAGAAGATTTAAGAACTCACGACTTTATTTTACACTCTAAAAGAACATTAAATGAATTAGAAACTTTTGTTTTTAACAATGGTAAACCCGAAGCTTTATCAAGCTATAATGATGACCTTGTAATGGCATTAGCTATAGGTATGTATGTAAGAGCCACTACTCTTAAATTCAATAGTCAAAATGACGATATCACTAAACAACTATTAAGTGGAATTAATTTTTCATCTACACCTTATGAGTTTGGTATTTATAAGACAGACGATCAGAAAAAGGAAGAACACTTTACTTTTGACACTGGTAATGGCCAGCGTGAAGATTTACGATGGATGATGGGTTAATGGCAGAGAATGATAGCTGGAGCAAGTATGAAAAGATGGTAATAGATAAGCTGGATGACCACGATAACAAATTCGGCTTGATTGAAAATAAGCTTACACAAATCCAAGTAGACATTGCTACATTAAAAGTAAAGGCTGGAGTATGGGGAGGAATCGCTGGTTTAGTACCTGTGGTGTTAGGTTTAGTTTTATTTTATGTCACAAAAGCTTAATAAAGGAATAAGAAATGGCAGATAGATTTGATATACTTAAGAAAATTCTAAAAGGTGGTTCAGCTTCTTACAAGGTGCCAACAGAACGACCTGGAATAAAGGCGCAGAAAAATGCCTTTGATACATTCCAAAGAGCCTCGTCTGCGTTATACCAACAATCTTTAGTCGGAGGTGTTGAAAGATTAGAGCGTGTAAAAGATTATGATGAAATGGACCACTACCCCGAGATTACAAGAGCGTTAGATATATATGCTGATGACTCTATGACTTATGCAGAAGATGGCAAAATATTGCAGATAGTTTCTGATGACGATAAAGTGGTACATGAGTTAGAAGAATTACTTTATCAACGATTGGACTTAGATTTCCATCTATGGACATGGATTAGAAATATGTGCAAGTATGGTGATATGTTTAATCTACTAGATATTGTTGATAAAGAAGGTGTGTTAGGTGCAATCGCTATGCCAGTTGGTGAGATAGAAAGAGAAGAAGGTTATAACAATGATCCCAATAGTTTAAGGTTCAAGTGGACAGCTCAAGGTAATACAGTGTTTGAAAACTATCAAGTATCTCATATGCGTATTTTAGGTGACGATAGATTTTTACCTTATGGTAGGTCAGTATTAGATTCTTCTCGTAAAGTTTGGCGACAGTTATTAATGGCTGAAGATGCGATGTTAATTTATCGTATTAGTAGAGCGCCCGAACGTAGAGTCTTCTATGTTGATGTTGGAAACATTCCACCTAGAGATGTTGACTCTTATATGCAAGCAGCAAGAGATAAACTAAAGAGAGTAGCAGTTGTAGGGGAATCTACTGGTAATGTTGATTACAGATACAACCCCGAATCTATTCTTGAAGATTTCTTCATTCCAGTTCGTGGTGATAGAGGAAGCAGAATTGAAACATTGCCTGGTGGTGAAAATGCTGCAGCTATTGAGGACATAGAATACTTACAGAATAAATTGTTTATTTCGTTGGGTGTGCCTAAATCTTATCTTACTGCTGAAGAAGACTTGTCGGGTAAATCAACACTAGCACAGGAGGATATTAAGTTTGCGAGAACTATTCAACGCATTCAAAAGATTGTTGTCAGTGAACTGGCGAAAATATCACTTGTCCATCTTTATTTACGGGGGTATGATGAATCTTCCATTTACAATTTTGATTTAAGATTAACCAATCCATCTACCGTTACTGAAATGATGCATCTTGAATTAATGGGTAATCGTTTTAGTACAGCAAATGATATGGCTGATTCTAATTTGTTATCACATGAATACATACAAAAAGAAATATTAAAATTATCATCCTCTGAAATTGTTAATATTAAATTACAATTAGAGGCACAGGCAGAAAATGAACATATCTTAGAACAGCTTAAGATGGGTGAACAACCCGATGCAGGTGGAATGACACCACCGGCAGAAGGTGGTGAAACAGATGTAAATGTAGATGTTGATGATAATGATGACTCAGCAGAAGAGAATAACACTAGACAATATACTCAAGATGCTATGCCTTACGATCCTATTGGTACAAGAGAGTTGCCTGGCTATCCTAAAAATTATACCTTTAATGAAGATGAAGATGAGGATGACCAAGAAAAAGGTTCAGTAGGGGATAAGCTAAGCGATCCTGAGAATGAAGAGATGAAAAAGACACTTGATTTTATCAGAACAAAAGCAAAAAATCGCAGAAGTAAGAAAGATATGTTTGATAAAACAATCTCTGATATTATGAAATATGACCATGTTGTCAATGATATGATGGGCAACCTTATAAAAGATCATCAAGAAAATAAGCTAGAAGAATCAACTTTATCACTAATGAAAGCGAAGAATAATTAATTTTACTTAAGCAGTTATATATTTATTTTAGGTGATAATATAATTTATTGGGGTTAAATATGAAACACAGCAAACAACGTAATGTTGGCATTATGTTTGAAATACTCAATCATGCAGTTTTAAATGAGATTTCAAAGGGCCATAATAAAACGGCTGCTGGAATTTTTTCTGTTATAAAAAAACATTTTATGTCAGAGACAGAGATTTCAAAAGCATATAAAATTTATTCACAACTATTATATAGTGAGGCAAGAAACCCTTATTATGCAACTCGTTTTTTTGGAAACTTAGTTAAGGAGTACCATAACACAGTTAATAATCAAGAACTGTATAATGAAAACACTAAGTTGTTGGATGAAATAAATAAGGTGTGTAGCCGCAAAAGCATAATGAAGGTAAGTGTTCCTAACTATAAATTATTTGCTAGCTTTAATATTTTAGTTAATGAAAGCAATATTAAACAGGGTGGTCAATACCTTTCTTCTCGCGACAGAATGACTTGTGAACAAAATATTTTTGAACACCTCATAGAGAATAGAGAAGCTAAGAGAATTAAAGAGGCAAACACCCACCATACTGATAAACCTAAAGAACAACTGCAAACTGAAACTCTTGCTTTGGGTATTGCCTTAAAGAATTTTGATAATAAGTACGGCAAACTTCTTACTATTGAACAGAAAGATTGTTTAGTTAAGTACTATACCACGAAGGATGAAAGAAATTTTTCTACTTGGATTAAGAAAAGAATTGATAATATTCTTGATGAAGTAGCTGACAAAAAGTCTGGTATAGATAATGAAAAGATTCGTACTAAGGTTGAATTGGTAGAACAGAAGCTCAGAGGTATTGCTCAAGAAGAAATCGTTTCTACTAACAGTTTAAAAGATATACTGCTTAGTTTGGAAATGAAAGATAACCTTAAATTATTTTAGGAATAAGATGAGTATACTTTCACAACAAATGGTAATAAGTCAATTGGCAGCTACGAATGATATAACACCTAATCGTTTATCTAGATCCTTAACTGCTCCAAGTGGGTATTATTCTAATAACGGCCAATATCCAGACCCTAGAACACAAATGACGGGCGCTGGAATAGTTGCCACAGGTAATCAATCAAAAACCCATGAGAAAATAAGAAATAGTTTTACTGCCGGAGAGCTTGGTGGTTTCACAGCAGATGGCGCTAAAACAGTAAGAGGTAGTCGTAATTTTAATACGTGGGCGGAAAATGCTGGTAATCCGCATAAGCCAGATGAAACCGTTTTAGTACAAGAAGACCCTCAAGCTTGGTTAGACTTGGAGTGGGATTAAATGAGCATATTGTCACAACAATTAAGTATAAGTCAAAGAGCTTTTACTAATGATATAATAACTAATCCAGAGGCGCAGTCTTTAACCTATAGAAGTGGGTATTATGGAAATGGTGGGCAGTATCCGGATGCAAGAGAATTTTTCGATTCTGATTCAACTGTAGAAGATATAAAAGAGAGTGAAACAGCACCCGATTTAAGTAATTTAGAAGTGCTTATGTCCAACGCTGATCGTATGAAAATTTTGTTGGCGCATACTGAGTTATCTGAATTTTACGATGATGAATAATAATTAGGAGATAGTAAATGAGTATTTTAGCAAGTCAAAACATCAATAATTTGGGTGCAGACTTCGGCGCTGCGCCGTATAATCCTTTCCCAAAAGAGTCGCAGCAACCAGAGTCCACGCCAAATGTAGGATGGAGTGGTTATAAATATGCTGGTCCGGGACTGCAAGCTGCATCAGATCCAACTGAACAGGATGATCGCACCGTTGCAACCGGTGAAAGTATGATGAACAATAGTGGTGATAATCCCTACAAATATGGGCCAGAAGGAAGAAGAATGGCTAACGATCAACATAGTATATTAGGTAGTTTGGCTAAAGGTATTGCTGGGGCCAGCACAATGAAAGGTGATGCATGGGGTAAATTACAATATACTATTGCTACCTCAATGGGTGCTAAAAGTTTGCGAACACCCGCAGAGAATGATGCCGGTGGGAACGCCATGAGTTCTGGAACACCGGTGCCGCAAAATACAGCAAACTATCCATATACAATGATACCTAACACAGTGTTTGTGGCTGGTAACCCAGATGTTGAAGGTGATGCGGGTACGCTTAATGGCATACCGCTCGCCGATGGTTTTGGTCAGCCAGAAAGTCCAGCGTCCGCAATAAAAGATTATAATAAAGATGGAGTTGTTGACTTTGCCGACTTCTTCATGCTAGGTGATCATTTTCAGAACGCTGAATCTTTAACTGTTCCCGCCGCTATATCGCAGAGCGGCAATGTAGGTATTGGTGGTATTGCTAATTTACCAGGAATAAGAAACTTTGAGGCATATCATACTACTAATATAGCTTCGGTTGAAGATAAGATGTATGATGAAGGTCGTGCATAATAAATGAAAAAAGCTAAGAAAGAAGTTTCTACAACAGGTGGTGTAGCGGGTTACAATGGGCGATTAAGTGCGCAAGGTAACCCCACACCCAAAGAGCTAACTAGAAGAAAGAAACAAGTGAGGAAACTAGTGAAAAATACTAAAGCAAAAAAGGCGAAGCCTTTTGTCAAGAGTGAAGAAACATTAGACGAAAGATCGCATGAAATGATCCGCGACACTATTTTTGATATTCTTTTAGAGCAAGGTGAAAGCGAAGAAAGAATAGAATATGTTATTCGTCTTTTTGAAGGTCTTTCCAAAAACCTCAATACAAGTTTGGCATACGCTCGTATGTTTATTCTAGACTCTCTGAAGATGGATGTAGTTACTGGTGGTGTTGATTTAAATGCAAAGAGAGCAAAAACAGAACTCAATCATGTCAGAAAGTTAGTGAATGACTTAGACACATTGATTGAAAAAATCTATATGTTAAACCGGCACAAAGCTGATTCACATAACGCTTAAGGAAAAACAATGACAGAGATATTAAAGGATAGTGGTCTTCTTCATAACTTTATGATTTTTGAGTATGAAGATGTGCAACCTTCTAAATCTAGTGACGGTATTGTTACTATGAAGGGTATTATACAGAAGGCACAGCAACCCAACGCGAACAATCGTATTTACCCTAGACCTATTCTTGAAAGAGAAGATGCTAAATATCAAGAATTGATTGGCGAACGTAGAGCGTTAGGTGAGTTAGATCACCCCGATTCTCCTATTGTGCAGTTAGAAAATGTGAGTCATCTTGTTACTGAAACTAAATGGGATGGTGATGACTTGTTGGGTACGGTAGAAGTTTTAGATACTCCTAAAGGTCAAATATTAGAAAAGCTTATTGGTAGAGATATTAAGTTAGGTATTTCGTCTAGAGGTTTAGGTAGCACAAGCCGCACGAATGAAGGTTATGATATGGTAGAAGATGATTTTAATCTCGTCTGTTATGACATGGTTTCTAATCCTTCTACTTCCGGTGCATATATGAACTTGCAAGAAAGCAGAGAGTACAAAACATTAGTAAGTCAAAACAGAATTGTTTTGTTAGACGAAATTCTTAATGATATTTTGGAACTATAAAATGTGTGAGTGCGAAGATTGCATCTGTAACCCATGTGAGTGTAATGATGAAATTACAAGAATTAGGTAGTGACCGTAAAGGAGCTGGTAGAGATAAGGATACTGCGAGTACTAAAAAATGGATGAAGATGGCAGACAAATACTATAAGAATATTCAAAGTAATATTAAGCGGTTTCCTCAAAGCGCACATGCTTATAGTTTAGTTAAAGCTTTAAAAACTATTGATGTAGAAACATCCA